AGGGAACGGCTGTTTTTAATTTAGAACCAGGGTTAAGTCTTCTATAAGCTTTGACCCCAGCTGCTGTCATTCCCGCACCTTTTTTCGTGGCACGAAAATTTTTTTTATTTCTTGCAGGCATTTTATCCTGTCTTCTCATTATCTCATTCCCATTCTTCTTGCCATGAATCCACCCATCATAGCTGATTTTCTTTTGGCAAATGTTTTAACATTTGTTGGTTTACCACCAACACCCTGTGCTACCGCTCTTTTTCTTTGCACTGCTGAACGTCTTTGACCTTCAGTCATACGTCTTGCTTTTGCAAGTGGGACGCATTTTGGATATTTACGTTTTGCATCTTTCTTTTGTTTTGATCTTCCACACTTAGAGAAAGATCCATCTTTCTTTTTACTTCCTATATCTACCCACTTTTGAGCAAACCATTTATCTAAACCATTCTTAGCCATGGCATTACACCATTCTCGTTTTCTTACGCTTATTTGACATGATAGCACCACAGCCTCTAGCTATAGAACCATTTTTTAAACCTTGTCTTTTTAATCTTGCAGTCGCTTCCATTAATCCACCTTCCGCTTTGCTGCCTCTAAAATCTTTTCTCTTTACTCCAGATGGATCTTTGATTTTACCTGCACAAATTTTACTAGCATATGCGTTCGCGTATGCACTGGGATATACCTTGAATTTTCTCTTTGCTGCCGCTTTTCCTCTAGGACATAGTTTAGTCATTATTTCCTCGCTGTTTGTTTTGCACGTTTAAAGTCAGATGCTTTTGGTGCACCCTTTGCACCTTTCTTTCGCATCTTGCCGCCACGTTTTCTTTTAGCATGTATGTTTGCATATAAACCTTTTCCAGCCATTATATTACCTTTTTCTTTTTCTTCTTTTTCATGGCTGCTGCTATGAATTTTGCTTTTGGATCTGCTTTTGTTACATCAGGATTCTTATCTAATCCATAGATAATACTCTGCATTCCTAAATCTTTTTTAGTGCCAAAAGTTTTTTTAATTTTTTCTACGTCTGTTTTTCGTCTCGGAGTTCCTTTGCTGTAACCAATTCTACCACCTTTAGCTTTTTTTTCTGTTTTCATTTTTTCAAGTTTTTTTTGTTCTTGTTTAATTCTAAACATGGTGTTGTCTAATCTTACGCCAGAAGTTGCTGTTTTTCTTTTTTGAAGGGTTAAATCTCTTTTAAGTTTCTGTCCTTTTGTTACAGGAACATTTGGTGTAACGCTAGTTATAGTTGGAGAAGTTTTTTTTGATGTAAAAATATTTTTTACAGTATCCACAACTTTTTTACCTATAGGTGTTTTAGCTGCCTTATATCCGTAACTATAAATGCCCATTATTTTTTGCCTCCGTTTCTAAAAATCTGTGTACCCTTTATACCATAAATACTCGCCACGACAAGGATCCAGAGGTTTGTGAACCATGACGGGAGCTGCGAGAACATCTCAAAGAATAATTTTACCTTGTCCATTGCTGTTGGGTCGTCCGATATGACTGCATAGGCGAGCACCAACACGGGCAAACTTAAAATTATTAAAACTGCCTCGTCTTTCCAGTCTGATTGTCGGGCTTCTAACAATTTTCCCTGGTAAGCTTCCTCACCTCGGGCCATTTTTTCTGCATGCATTAGTTGTGCATCAGACATTGCCATCTTCGTCCTCTGTTTGTTAGCGTAAATCTTACTACCAGCAGAGACGGCTAATTTTATTGCCGATAACCACATAATTAGTACGCTTTAGAGTTTCTTTTCTTTTCTGGCAACATTCTTTTCTGACCACCAACTGGTAATTCAGGTTTTCCTGTTGCAATATAGTTAAAAGATTGGTCTGCAGTTGTTTTAGATCTAGGATCTACCTCGATACTTTGCTCTGCAACCTTAACTTCTTTTATTTTGTCTAGTTTTTGCATTTATGCTCCTTTTTTTACTCCTTTTATAACACCTTTGTTCTTAGATGCATAGAATATCTTTTCACCCTTCTTTTTTCCGTACTGTTTCTTCATGGATTTCATAATTTTTTTACCTTTTTTGTTTAATGGCATTAATTATCCTTTGTAACTATGGTTGCTTGCTGTGCACCGGTCTTTGCGAGGCTAACTCCAGCTCTTAACTTAGCTAAATCTTCGTTTTGATCCATTTTATCTTCTGCAATTTCACCTTGTTGCATTAATCTTGCTCTTGCAAGGTCTATTTGGGCCTCATCATTGTCTCTTTTTCTCTCATTTTCCATTGCACGAAGGTCAACCTCACGTGATTTTAGTTTTAGAAGAGGATCGTTGTCAAATTGTGACGTGATTTTCTTCTCTTCTTTCATAAATTCCTCTGTCATTTCTGCAATCAACACAGATTTTCTTGCCTCGACCTGATTTGTGAGTGCTTGAAGTTGTTGTTGTACTTGTGGATTCATAGCTGCCTGCTGTTGCATCATAATCATTTGTTGTAATTGTTCTCTAAACTCTAATTGCACCTGTTCTTGAGCCATCAGACTGATATGTTCTAAAATATTTTTCTGTATCGCTGCCATAACTGCAGGATTATTTCTAACAATGTTAGTTGACATAAAATTTAAGTGAGCTGTGATGTGTGCTCTGTGATCTTGACCTGGAAAAGCTTGAAAAGGTTTGCCAGCTAATGCATTTATGTGCTCCATACTCGGGTCCATAGGTGCATTTGGCGCTGGTGCAGGTAAAACAGCATCGACATTTTTTACACCAATCGCTTCGTACATGTTTCTATAAATCTGATACATGTTATGTAATGCAGGATTTGATGTTGCTATCTGTAATTGTGTCTGTGCTAGTGTAACTCTTTGTGACATTGAAAATATATTTGGATCTGCAACAGGAACTACATCTATTCTGTCATCAAAGTCAGCTTGTTTTATATTTCTTAAACCACCTACAACATCGTATGGATATTCTGGCGGTAAATATTGAGCTACAACTTTTGCAAGTAATTTAAATTCATCTTTCATCGCTGCATAACATCTCTTGTGTATTGCACTCATGACTCTTGAACCACGTTCTAATAGTGCAACAGTTGTCCCAACGGCAGCAGCTTGATTACCATCACCCACTTGCATATCAGCTATTGCTGCAAATCTTTGACCTGCAGAAACTACAACACCTAATAAGTTTAATAATGTTTGTGATGGTTCTTTGTATGGTAATGGAAAGAATGCATCTCTTAAACTACCACCCGGTGCATCAACATCTTTAAATTCACCTGGCTGTATTGGTGATGCTTCATCTCTAACTCTAACACCTCTCTGTTTAAATCCTGCAGGTAAATTTGATAAAGTTCCTGCGTCTAATAATTGACGGAGAGCCGCCGTCGCCGTACGACTCAATCCGCCAATCATATGAATGAGTCCAAAGCCATAAAATCCTAGTCCTGGCAGAAATTTAAAGTGGACAAAATATTGGATCTTATTTTTCTTTAGATCATCGGGCGCATAGTTTCTCCGGATGGAGAGAACTAATCGGCTACCTTCCTCGACAGTTACGATGTAAGGTAATTTTATTCCAGTCGGTTCTCCGTCTGCACCGACCTCTTCAAAACCTTCTAAGTCTAAATTAACATGACACTCTAAAAGAGTATACATTGTGTCTTGCTTACCAACTTTTTTGGTTCCATCTAATTCTTTTTCTTTTTTCTCAACCGAGTTTTGCTCAACAGTTCCTGGAGGTGCTAAATCTATATCTCTATAAAAACCATTTACTTGTTGTTTACGTAATTCATTTTCTGACATTTTAATTACATGAATTACAGATTCCGCATCATCCAAACTAGTCGCCGTGTATGGCACGACCAATTCATCTGCTGGCACAAATTTTGATACTACTCTGCCCATTGGCACGTCGTAATAAACTTTTTTAAATGTTGATCCTGCAAGTGGTAAATGAAATAACATAGAGTCAAACTCTGCCTCATACTCTTTCATTTCATCCATGATTAAATAATTCATATAATCTTTAACACGAACTGCTTGTTGTTCTGTCTGTGGATTTTTAACTCCTATGACTTGTGTTCTTACTGGTCCATCAGCTGGTAATAATTCTTTGTATGCCTGTGCCTGAAACTGTGTTACTGCTTCTGCAAGAACTGGGTGTGTTGCACCACTTGCTCCTTGAAAAGGCTCTGTTCTATTTTCATATTTAAATCCTAGAAGATCTAAACCTGTGGTGTAAGATTGCTCCCAATCTTTTCTTGATGCTTTATAGTCCATGTAGTTTTGAACCATGTCATTACCAACGGGTTCTAAAACATCATCAGGTAAAATGTCTGCTAAATTATCAAAATGATTTTCTGTGCCAGGAACATTGATTGATCCTGGTTCAAAGTCTAAAGTTACACCACCGTCGTCTTCTGGTGTGACTTCAATTTTTGGATTTTGTTCTTCGTCTATTGCCTCCTGAACAGCAACCTCTTGTAGTTTTTCCTCCGCAGGAACTTCAAGTTTGGTTTTAACGTTCGGGAGTCCTTTGTCTATTTCTGCCATTTAATACTCCTATCCTTTCTTAACACGTTTTAATAGACCTGGCAACCCTTGAGACATCGGTCCTTTTTCTGGTGGTGGGCCTGAATCCACACCAGCCATTTTAGCGATACCACCGCCTGCAGCCATAAAAGGATCGCTTAAATCAAACTGTGTGGTTCTATCTTGTTTTCGAATATCATACTGACGTTGTAACTCTTGTTCTGCCTCTTCACTTTTTTTAATATTTTCAAGATAAGCTTTTTCTAAACTACCTGTTTGTTTAAAAGCATCTGTTTTTTTTAATTCTTCTAAAGCATCTTTAAATTGATCGTCTGCTATATTAAATTTGCCTCTACTTCTTATTCTTTGACCTCTAGTTCCTTTTTGTAATCGTTCTAAATTAGTTAATCTATCTCCAACGTTTTTTAATTTTTCTGAAGCGCCATATTCTGAATATATTTTTTTTAATTCAGCGTCGGTAAGTTTTTGATCTAACAATCCTAAAGACAAGGCACTTTTAGCTACATCAATTCCTGGTCTTCCTCTTGCATAATCATACGCTGCAAATGGCGCTGCGAACAATCCTTCAAAAGCTAGAGCTCCTGGGCCTAAAACATTTTTTAATAATCTTCCACCTTGAACAGTTTTAGTGATAGCTCTAACGTTTGCCTTATCACCCGGTGTTAATTTTTTTACATCAGTTGTTTGTAGTTTTTGTATACCTTTTGCAGCACATGCATTTAAATTTTGCCCTTCAAAAAATCCAATACGACCACCCATTATTTTACCAGGGCATCCTATTGCCGCTAAGTTTTGAAGATTATTTTTTCTAAATGCAGCAAGACCTTTTATTTGTCCTGTTTTACCAGCTTCTGCTTGTGCTCTTACTATTTTTCTAAATTCTGTTTCATCTTTTTTAGTTAAAGTAGTTAAATCTATTGCATCTTTTCGTATTGGCATACCACCAACTTTTCTAATTATCATAGGTTCATTGCTGATTGGAAAACCATACTCATCTCTTGGTAAGGTAAACTGATTAAATCCTACATAACCTTTGTATTTTTCTGGTAACTTATCAATTGCACTATTTACGATCTTTTCTGCTCGAGCGTTAAGTTCATCAGATCTTTTCATATACTCTAGCGCAAGACTTTCTTCTTTAGCGTTCATAGATTCTAAAGCTAATCTGTTATTTTTTTGAATAGCAGCTGATATTGCATTTAAAGGTTTATCATATTTAGTTCCTAGTGAAGAATTTATTCTTTGATTAATAATCATAACGTCATCTGTAGTTAAGGGTACACCTCCTTCAATTTGTCTTATGTGATGATAATTAAATTTTTTTGTTCCTTTTGCTCTAGTAGGATCAGTATCTTTTAAACCCAATTCTCTCTTTTTTTTAGTAGCTTTAGCTGCTTCATCAGGATTTTCTACTCTTGGTTTTTTTATAAAAGTTAAATTTTTGTATTTAGGTTGTTTTTTAATTACATCTACAGCTCTTCTAAAATTTGAATCAGATTTATAAAAATTTTCAACGTTCATTTTTGCTCTTATGTCAGCATTTGAAAAAGATGTTTTACCTTGTTTTATAAAATTATTTAAAATTTTTTCTATTTTAACTTTACCTCCTGTTTGTTCTTTTGAACCTCCAGGAGCACCTGCTCCAAAACCTCCTTTTTTACTTCCTCTAGTATCTGGAAGTTTACGTTTTTCATCTCTATATTCTTTAGCAGCTTCAAGAGCTTTTTCTTCACCACCGTATTTTTTAAAATTAAAAGATTTATTAAATACTTTTTTTCCTCTTTCTATGGTTACTTCAAAAGAATTAGATAAATCTGACGCTCTAATATTTGGTCCATATTCGCCACTATACCCTTGCCTTGTGCCACCAAAACCTGGTTGCACTAACATACCACCACCTGCTCGTGGATTACGTTCTTCAAATTCTTTATACGGGTTTTCGGGTGAGTCTATCTTATCTGCTGTGGTAACTTCGTCCTCATCAAATAGATCTATGATACGTAGTAATTCTTCATCCATGCTACTCTCCTAACATTCTAGCGATACCGCCTGATGCAAAGTCATCTGGCTCTGGACCAGGTCCATATTTACTTTCTAAATAGTTTGCTTGCTCTACCGGATCCTCAAGAAATTTTTGATATTTGTCTCGCTTCTCACTAGCTTTGGCAGCCTCCTTACTAGTTAATTTTTTACCGGTTGCATATTCTTTTAACGGGCTTACATCCTCCATCAGATCGTCAACATTATTAACCACGTTAGTGCCATCAAATTCCATATCACCATCATAATTTACAACACGTGGCTCTGACTCATACGCCTCAAATTCTGCAGAAGATTTAGTTCCTCTTCGTCTTACAAACCCTTTTTCATTTTGTATGATAGTAGGTTCTATATCCTCAGAACCCTTGACAACTAGATCTATCTGATCAGGATCATTAACAGCTCTAGAGATGTTTCCTCTCTCGTATGGTTTGGTCGGATCTTTTCTTAGTTTTGCTCCATAGTTAACTGTTGTGGTATTTGTATCTAAATCTCTGTAAACCGTGACCTCTGCAAAATCGTTTATCTGTTTGGTGTGAACTAATTCTCTTTCCTTAGTTGCAAATCCCTTGGTCACATCCTCACCCTCGTTAATGACTCTTGTTACAAGGGCATCGAACCATTCTGGTTTACCAGGTGCATTTGGTGTTGTTATAACCTCTTTTGCAACCTGTTTGGTTGTGCCTTTACCAAGTCCTAGTAATCCTGTCTTGAGTGCACCAATACCTGCACCAACTGCTCCTAAAGTTTTTAGAAATGCTCTACGCGCCTTGTCTATGCCACCTACTTTAAAACCTGCACGTCCACCTTGTGCCATGTCTTCTGGATCTTCGATATCTTTCATATCATCCATTAATCGTTTTGTTTCTTTTTGTTGAAATCTTTGTTTTGATAAACCTCGGTATGCTTGATCGTATAAATCTAATCGTTCTGTTTGTGGAAGATCATCATAAATCTTACCCATACGTTCTGCTATATCCTCTGCAACTAATTCTGCATCAATTTTTGTATCCCCTGAAAATCCTGGTGATACATTATCGATTGCATCGTCAATCATCTTTTGTCTAGCTTTTATTTTTGAAACTGTTTTTCTATTCTCTTCTTTTAATCTTGCAACAAT